TTCCCCTACTTATACTTAAATTATGAGCCGGATAACGGTAATATGTTTAAGTTTACTAAAAACAAAGAAGGTGATGTTGTTAGAGTTGATTTAACGTCAGAAGAACAATCCGCTTGTAAAGTTTTATCTAATGCGTTTATTCCTATCATTGAGCCAGAGCCAGTAGTCGAGGCGACTGTAGAGCCTGTATTTGGGCATAAGGTATCTGAAGATGGACGCTACGAAGGGCATACGGAATTATCGGCAGGTGATACTCAAGCAGATAGTGAGCCACCAAAAAGTGATTTCCTTAGTGAGTTCGGGGTTGTACAAAGATGGGATGGAACTGCGTGGAAAATTGAGGGCGGATATACTGCGGAGCGTTTGAATCGATACTTATCAGAGGTGGGTATTACTGACCAAGTAGCATCTTTAATGAACGCTGTAACTGCCTTGAGCAATGGAGACGCAGTTTCGGCTGAGTTTACAGACCTAGTAGCGAAAGTTAATAAAATTAAATCAGATATACCAAAGGGGTAATCTATGAGTTTACACGCGAAAACAAGTGGCGTATGGAGAACAATAACCACTGCCTATGTAAAAGCATCTTCAGCATGGAGGTCGTCTAGTGTTTATATTAAACACGCAGGTGCATGGCGTGAAGTTCATGTGGGCTACCCCGGACCCGGAAGTTCGACATACAATGGTGGCGGAAACTTTACAGTTCCGCTAGGTGTTACAAGTGTCTCTGTGACATTACAAGGTGGTGGCGGAGGTGGCGGTGGCGGTGCGCGTGGAGTACAATACGATAACAACACTGGAGGGTCAGGTGGCGGAGGCGGAGGCGGTGTTGGAACAGTTAACGCAAATGTGGCAGTAAATGGTGGTTCGACATTTGGTGTAGCAATATCGGGCGCAGGTGGCTTTGGTAATGGAGGCAATTCAGGCGGTTCAGGCGGTTCAGGTAATGGTGGTAACGGTGCAGGTTCTACGTATGTAGGTAATATTGCAACATCTTCGGGAGCAGGAGCAGGTGCTAAAGGAAACATTGGTAGAGGTACTTTAGCCGGTGGTGCAGGTGGTAACGGTGTCAGTGGCGGTCAGAATGGCTCTCAAGGTGGCACGGCTTATGCGAATGGTAATAGTAGTAATGGCGCAAGTGGAGGTTCAGGCGGTTCAGGTGGTTACGGTGGCGGTGGAGGTGGCGGTTCAGGTAATCCTAGTAATGGTAATTCAGGTAGTAATGGTGGTAACGGCAGAGTGACGATAAGTTGGTAAAGACTTTTGTAGAAGTAAATCATGGTTTTGTTCGTTGTGTTTTAGAGGGTGTAGATAATCCACCCTACGGAATGGTTGGTGTTGAATTTGTAGATATTACAGATTTACCCGACCCGCCTAAAGTTGGTTGGTTGTATGATGCAGGGTCTCAAGAGTTTTCCCCAAATCCTTATGGAGCAGACCCGTACCATCCTGAAATGATAGAAGAGGCTTGGAGATTAGTAAGAAATTCAAGAGGGGTCATGTTAAATATGAGTGATTACACTCAGATGCCAGACTTCCCCAACTGGATTTTGAAAAGAAAGTATAAGATATACAGACAGTCCTTACGCGACCTGCCTATTTTTTTTGATGACCCTTATACAGTGGAATACCCTGCTGAACCCAAAATATCTAATTTGACAACAATAGAGAGGTTATGGCTTGTTTGGAATGAATTTAGAGAATCGCGTATTAGAAGTAGAGGATAGTAAGGTCAACTTCTGTCAACAGGAGTTTATATTCGATTTTTGTAAAAACAGTAAGTACACTTTTGGTCATTCTTCTAGTACGAACTCTTCTGATATGAGTAGGTTTGTTTGTAATTTAACTAATGAAGAATTTAAACAACTTGAATTAAGTGATATACTAGACGATATTGCCGATAAGCATGGATTAGGTAATATCGAAATATTAAGGTCATACATTAATGTATATAACATGACAACACATCTTAGCGCACACTCTGACGACCAACAGGATGATACGTTCACATTCTTATATTACGCTAATCCTACTTGGCATCCTGATTGGGGAGGGGAAACAGTTTTTTATGACGCAAAACAAGAAGAAATTATAAAATCCGTTATACCAAAAGCAGGTCGTATATCTGTGTTTACCTCTACTATTCCACACGCATCAAGACCGCCCACAATATCCGCACAACAACAAAAATTTACTGTCGCTATTAAAGCAAGGAAACTTAAATGACTGAAAGTTATAATGAGTTCATAGGAATTTACGCTGATTGTGTACCTAAAAAACTGTGTAAAGAGATTATCGATGCTCATACTAAAATGGCATTAAAAGGTAATGCGTGGGCAGGTTCTACAGGTTCGGGAGTAGATAAGACTATAAAGAACTCCACTGATGTAGATATAAGTAGATTTACAAAGTTTGATAGTCTAGTACAGAATGTCAACTCACACTTACAAGAGGCTTATGACTTATATAGAGATAAGTATTTTTATGTTGATAGTTTACAACCGCATAAAATAAGCACTTATCAAGTACAAAAGTATTCTAAGGATGAGAAGTCTGGGTACTTTAACTTTCATTGTGAAGCGAATAATATGCAAACCGCCCACCGTGCTATGGTTTATATGGTTTACTTAAATGACATAGCGGAGGGAGGCGAGACAGAATTTATTTACCAAAATGCCCGAATACAACCCAAACAAGGTACAGTAGTTTATTTTCCTCCATCTTGGACACATACTCATAGGGGCAATCCTGTATTCTCTAATCAAGATAAGTATATTATGACAGGATGGTTAGAGTACGGCTGTGGGTAATAAGGCTAAAGTAGTAGGTTGGTGTCCTTGGTTCGATTCCAGTACAGGCTTAGAGATGTTGGTAGAGCCTATGGAGTCTTTATACGATAAATACATGAAAGGGCATAAGTATAATTACAATAAGTGTCCTTCGGCTAATGAAGTATTTAAAAATACTTACGTGCTTACATCCCCGTTTGATGCTCACTTTGAGTTAGATTTAGAAAATAATAAAATTCATTTATTTAGAAAATCAAAAAACCTACCTGCTGATTTTTTTCATTTAAGAGAGGATGAATATGGCGAAAATGACGACCCTATTATGTCTATTAATTACCCCATGCTATTCGCTACAGAAGATAAAGGTATTGATTTAAGGATTACTTCGCCTCATTTTGAACCTATTGGTTCAGCGCCTTTAAGGATAATACCCGGAAGAATTCATATATCAGATTGGTGGCGACCTGTAGATATTGCTTTCCAAGTTCCTTCTAAAAAAGAGATTATCAAAATTAAAAGAGGCGACCCCTTATTATATGCAACATTCTCTACGGCTGTGCCGGAGGATGTCATTGAACTAAAAGAAATTGAACTCACTACAGACCTGAAGGATTATATTCACTCTTCAGTTAGGTTCAAGTGGTATCATCCGCGGTGTCCTTTATCAAAACTATACAAATTCAGTCGGATATTTACTAAAAAAGGAAAGAGACCGAAACTAAAATTTATAGACGAAAGATAACATTATGATAGAATGGTCGAAAAATAACTATACTAGGAGTAGTGTATCGAACTATCTGAGATAATTTTAACGCTAGTCGGAATACTATCAGCAGTAACAGGTGGGGTAGTTAAGTCATTAGTGGCTGACTTAAAAGATGTTGAGAAACAGATAAATGCTTTACCAAAGGAGTATGTAATGAAGTCAGAGTACCACGATGATATTAAGGAAATAAAGCACATGATTGGAAAGTTGTTTGATAAGGTTAATGAGAAATAATGCCATTATGTATAGGCGATTGTTGGATTCTTTTCCCGTATTTACAATGCGCTTAATTTATGCACTTTTATTATCAACCCTATTAATGGGTTGTGAATCCTTAAAGTTTAAGAATGTCGCTAAGACAGGTTCGACTACTGCCGTTACTTATTTAGTTGCAGGACCAATACCTGCCATAGCAAATCTAGCCACAAGTATTACAGTAGATGAGATATTACCTGAAGATAAAAGTGTTGATGATATTAAGACGAACCAACAGGCAGTAGCCTTCGTGGCTGACTCTTTCTTTATGAACGCCTTATATGGTTTTATAGCGTTCTTATTAATCACTAACTTATTGACACCTTTCTTTACTAAGAAGTGGGGTTATAATGAGGCTAAGAATAAATACAGGAGAAGAAAAGATGACTGATTTAATTGAAAAGATTAAAGGATTAAAAACAGCCACCAAGTTAATTATTGCTTTCTTTGTTGTTGCGATGATTGCTAATATGCTTGGATATGGTGCTTAATGAAACTCAAGTGCGTGTTGATATTTTTT